ACTTGACCGTGTAGCGATGGATGCCGTCGAGATCGTCCGGCCCGATCTGTAGCCACGAGCCCTTGACCTGTCCCGCGCCGCGGCCACCCGGCTTGCCGGGCTGGTCGCCCCACGCGTACACCGTCTCGCTGATCCGGTTCTGGATCAGCCACGACTCGAAGCCGGTGCGCTCAGCGAGCGCCACCTCGGCATTGGCCACGATCGGGTTGAACGCCAGCCCGGCCAGATACGCTGCCTGGTTCAACGCATACCCGCTCTGATCGGCGCCCACCGCGCCGCTGAACGCGGCCGGCATGGCGCGTTCCACCAACTGCTGAATGTTGGTCAGCAACTTGCTGGCGTCCTGACCACTCTGCGGCTGATCCACCGGCGTCACGTCGAACGGATACAGCTTGCCCGGTTCGAGCTTGCTCTGGGCCGCCTGCTCGGTGCCGTCCAGACCGTACGGCAGGCCCGGAATGGCATTCGGATTCTGCGTCTGCTTCCAACTCGGAAAACCCGTCAGAAAGGCGGCGTTGCCCTGCAGCGTCAGCAAACTATCGATCAAGCGGAACAACTGGATATACCCGAACAGCACCGACAGCCCGGCGTGCTCCGGCAACCTCGACGCCGTGGTAATCCCCAGCGCGTGAAAGTACGGCCCCCGCAGCGTGTGCAGATGCGGATCGCCATAATCGTGCGGCGTGACCTTGCACAGCGTGGCCTTGTCCATGCCGCGCGCCTGCTGGTTGGGTCCCTGCAGACACACCACCTGCACGTGCTCGTCCCACGCTTCGATGCACCGCAGGTTCGTCGACCCGGCGCTCTTCATCACCCGCGCCCACTCCGGTCGCGCCAGTTGCGCCGCTTGCGGATCGAGCTCCGGTCCTTTCTGGACGTTGCCGCGGCTGTCCAGCCCGGCCCCAAACCGCTCGAGCGCTTCCAGGTACGGCACGTCCTTGATCTCGACGATGGCCGTGTACCCGTTCTCGTTCTTGGTGTAATAAAACGTCTCGGGCGGCACGTCCGTGGTCGCGATCGGGTACGGCAAACTCACCTTCAGATGCTCGGTGTGCTTGTCGTACGCCAGGTCCTGCGCGTGCTGGTCCAGACCCGCCTGCGCCAATTCCTGCTGGTACGCCTCGGCGTCCACCGCATACGTGCTCCACACCGCACTCGTGCGTTCGCACGTCTTCAAAATGCCCTCGCCCTTGACCGCTAAACTCCACATGAACAATCTGGCGAGCTGACGTCGCGCCTCCTGCTCCTGGCGCTGCCACGAGGCCTCGAAAAACCGCTCTCTGCGCGTCGAGTTCTCCTGGTACACATCGCCAAAGCCGACCGGCCGAAAGCCGACGCTCGGCGGGTTGACGCTCAGCGCAGCGGCCACGTTCTGCGCGATGTGCAGCGCCAGCGGCGCGCGCACCTCGATGGCCGTCTTCTTATAGGCTTCGGGAATCTCGATCGGAAAATTGGAAAACAGCGTCGCGTCGATGTCCGCGTAGAGTTTGTCCCGATCCGCAAAATCGCGCTGCAACTGCTGCGCCAACTCCGTCGTCAGTCGCTCCATCGTCTCTTCATCGCTGGTCGTACTGAGGGCTGCCATCGCTTCAGCCAAACCGCAAGTTGATCGGCTCGCGCGACCGCACCGGCTGCGCCTCGGCACACAGCCCGTAGCGCGCCGCGTCCACCGCGTGATCGTTGATCTTCTGCCCCCTGACCACGTCGGCCACGTCCTCCGGATCGAGTTGGTCCATGACCTGCGCCGGCAATTCCCGAATCAGATTCGGACACCGATCTCGCATGAGCTGCAGCCGGGGCGGCCGTCCGTCACCGTGCGCCAGCGCTCTTCTGACAATCGCCCAGCCCTGCTTCCGACTGTTCATGCCCGGATACACCGGCCAGACGCCCGTCTGGACGTACACCTGCGCGATGCTCGGCCGCTGCTGCTCCGTCCGCGCGTTGAACATCGCCGGGTCCAGCACAAACTGAAGGATGCGCTCCCCCTCGCTACGCTGCCTGATCATCTCGGCCTGCTGCTCGTCTCTGAGCCCACTCGCGTAGACCTCGCGGTACACAAAGATCTTCCTTGTCTCCGGCTCCCGCGCAAACCACAACGCACAGAACGGCACCGCAAAGCCATAGTCCACACTCACCCACCTGGGCCAGTCGTGTGGCACCTCGAAGCTGTCCACCAGATGCACCTTCGGCTCATACTCCGTGAAGTACATCCCCTCCGCGGCACACCACTCCCCCAGCCTCAGCCGCCGATACAGATACCCTTCCAGACTGTCTAACGTCTTGATGTAGTTTTCCCCAAATCCCGTCCACTTCCCCTCGCTTCTGTCCCACAACGTCGGGTTATCTTCGTGCCGACTCTCCAGTAACTTCACCTCGCCCCGATCACACCGCTGCTTCAACCAGTGGCTCGGATACGTCGGGTTGCAATCCGCCAGAATCTGCTGGTAGCTCGCTACCCCATTCCTGAGTCCCCGCAGCAGCATCCCCCAGTCTTCTTCGTCCAGCTCCGTCGCTTCCTGGCAATTGTGGGTTACTATTGAGTTTGCAAAGTAGTAGCCTGAGGCTGTCTGGAGGTTGTAGACGTGCCTGCCCCGTCCCGCGTCAGTGCGGCGGACGTCGATGATGCGATCCAGCGTTACCTGGCCGGTCAGGGACGACTGTCGGCCGTTGCGCTTTCGATCGGCATGAGCGTGCCGCGCTTCAAACGCGAATTCGCTAGCCGTGGACTGGTGTGGCGCACGCCCAGTGAAGGTCAGGCCCTGCGTCACGTTCGCGATCGCGAGAGCGGCTGGTACAGGAAGTTCCGCGCGGCCGGCGATGACGCGCGCCTGCGCTGGGTGCGATCCGAAGCCAATCGCTCTCGCATGCGCGCTCTCGGCACCCGTATGTCCGCTCTCAACCGCGGCCGACAATCTCGCGAGTCGGAGCTGCTCAATCGGGCACGTTCCCGTCAACAGCGACCATTCAAGGTCTCGCCGGAGGCGCGCATCCTTCAGCGTTGGCTCGTCAAACGCGGCAGCACGCCACGCCTCGAACTCGCCACCGGCAAGTACAACATCGATCTGGCCCTCGGTCCCGTCGCCGTGGAAGTCCATCCGTACGCCTTCTATCCGTTCGGCGACGGACGTCGGCAGGAGCGCCAGCGTACGTACGATCTCGGCAATCGGGGCTGGCTCGTCGTCTACGTGTGGATCACTCGACGCTACCCACTGCGCGTCAAGACGGCTCACTACCTGCTGTCCCTCGCGCAAGCTGCCCAGCGCAACCCAACCCTCATCGGTCAGTACCGGGTGATTCGGGGTACCGGTCAACTCGTGGCCGAGGGCCGTTGTGATGATGACCAGTGGTCCCGTATAGACACGCGCGTACCCACGCTCAACACGTGACGGACTGCTGACCCGCGTCTCTCCAACCACGCAGTACACCAGATCGAATTCCGTCGACCCGATCTTCTCCGCGTCGTCCAGTCCCCCCACGATCACTCGCGCCCCGTTCGGATACCGATACTCCTGATCCCCCGTGTGAAACGGCACCAACCTTTTATTCGTCAGCACCTTCTCTTCAAACGTCTCCATCGCCGACTGCGTCAGAGACTTCCGCGTCTTGCGCACCATCGCGCACCGCACCGGCTTCTGCATGCACGCCAGATTGATCTTCTCTAAACACGCCCGCGACTTCCCCGTCCCCGCCGGCCCCGCTACCAGCACCTCCCTGCCTCTGTAGGAAAACAACTCCCGCGCCGCTCCCCACGGCTCGTACACCTCGTCCCCCGCCGCCGACCGCTCCACCCGCTCAATGCGGAGCTTCGTCGAACTCCCCGCCGGCATCTCAGCCCCCACTCTAGACCCGTCACACACGCATCACAAGGTGACCTCTTTGTGATCATGCCGGCACACCTCCCCGATTTAACATCCCGTGACGTTAAACTTCCGCCTGTAAGGCCTCTGTCGGTACGGGCTGACGGAACACGAGCCCCCCAGACCTTCAAAACGCTTGAGCACGAATTCTTGGAACTCAGGGTTTAGGATTCGCTCAGCTGCACTTCTTCCAACTGCAGGTTTAGGATTCCGGGCTCGCGAACTCGCGGGGGCACGTCCGGGTGCCACCCTCCCCCTGCTCGAGGAGGCTCCTGGTCGAACAGATGATCGAGTAGCCCTCGCGCACGCGATCCTTTCAGGGATGCACGGGAAAGGAAGTACCCCTAGTAGACGACTAGGGGACACGGGGCTACTCGAACTGAGTAGCGCTAGTACGTGCTAGTACGTCCAGTGAGTGCTAGGACTGAGTGCTAGACAACGGACTGCGGATCGATACCGGCTACGGCTTTGACCACTTGCGTAATGTTGATGTTGGTGTTCTCTCGGTACTTTTCCGGAGCACGCGCCCGAAGTAACGTGACCATAAGCGCATCGGAATATTCGATCTTCTCGTCCGTTCCGACCGGTTCACCCTTCCAATAGC